GCTCCAACCCTTCTATTTCCATATATGATTGGTAGCTTTCCACCAGCAGCAGTTTTGTTGGCTAGTATGTCTTGACCTTTTGCAAGCATTTGTCTTGCTTGTTGATATCCCTTTACGCCTGTATATGTACTATAAGCCGCTACCGCAGCTTGAATAGGATTTGCTACGACCCAAGCACCAACAGCTCTAAAAAAAGCTACTATTGCATCAATAACCATTTAAGAGCCCCACCTAACATCTGATTTAACCTGAGTAGCAAATTCAAAACCCCTATCACCTGTACTAAATGCCTGTTGTGATTCATCAGAATAATGTCTGCCCTTTGTAAGATTCCAATTTGCCCAATGAGATGCAACAATCATTTTTAATGATGAATTATTAATATTTTCTGAAATAGATACATTTCTAATTTGCCCATTAAAGAAATTTATAGCACCAACTATAGTTTCTGAAGAATCAAAATAAGCTAAATAAATATCTACTGTTTTATTTGTAAAAGAACCATTCTCAACTAAAGACCTAACTTGGTCTGTAATATTTGAAAAACCTATATTGATTTCATTTATCTGTAATTGTCCTGTTTCTGCGGTTGAATCTACTTGTAAAAAAGAACCACCAGCTTCATAACTATTAGAATCATAAGTAACATTAGAATACCAATCAGTTAATCTAATAGTAGATGATAAATTAAGCTCAACTAAGAAAGCTGTTTTAGTTGCTGTTGACGATACTTGAGTTTGTAAAGCAGCAGATAAACTTCTAGGCATTAGGTTATAACCTCTCTAACATCAAATGAAATACTGTAAAAACCACTAGCGTCTGTTGTATATAAAACATCTGATTCAAGATAAACAGTAAAACTTGGCTTGTTTACAGTAACAGCTTCATTATCTGATAGAGATGCTACTAGATTTGGTGATATAGTAACTGTAACCGCACCACCTGATGCATTAGCATCTTCAGAAACCATATATACTTTAGAATGATTTGCAAACTTAATTAAATCGCCAGCTTTTAAAGCACCTGTTGTTTGTGAAAATCCATCCATAGCTATTGTATTATCGCCTGCTGAATGAACACCATTAACTAATATATCTGTTTCTGATTTACTTGCACCTAAATTATCTATTGGTGCTTGTATAGTAAAGTCCTCAAAAGAACCTTTTTGTTTTTGTATAAATGCAAATACTTCTTGAAATTTATCTTGCTGTAAAGGTGGCATTTGCACTGTAAAAGAAAAATATTGACTACCTATTTGTCTGACTTGTTTTTTACCTGATAAAGTCTGATTTAATAATATAGGTCTATTATCTTTAAAATTTAAACTTCTAAAATTAGGAGATGTTGGAAATTGTCCTGACATTATACGACTCCCATTTTGCCTTGATTATTCATGGCATTATTTATGATTGATGTTATCAATCCTTTTCTTGATGCTAATAACTGGTCAAATCCAGCAGCATCTACTGTTGATATATTAAAGTTAACTGTAGGAGCTGATTGAGTTGTTCCCATTTGTTTTAAATCTTGATTGCTTACTATTTGACCTGCTTGATTTGGTATAAATAATTCTCTACCTGATTCACCAACCATATATGGTTTACCTGCGTTTACTGAGCCACCAAGAGCCTTCTTACCAAATACACCTTGAAAAAAGGACTCAACACCACCTGTAAATGGTTTTAGTATTGCTTCTTGTAAAGCTATTCTAATGATTTGTTCTATTGCATAATCTGCAAAATCTTTGAAAGCAAGTTTTCCATTCTTTAATCCTTCAACTAAAGTGTCTTCAAACTTTTTAGTTGTATTTATAGCTAAATTAGATATTGCATCCTCTGTAGCACCTAAACCATCTCTAAATGCAGCAACTTTTTCAGAAAGTGTTGTAGTTACTTTGTCTTTAGGTGTTTCTTGTAATTCTAATTTAAAATCTTGAACTTTTGCTATAGCTGCATTAAATGCTTTTACTATTGGGTTATTTTCAGGGTCTTCACCAAAAACTTCTGTATTCATTTGCATTAACTTAGCTTTAACTTTTTCCATTTCAGCTATTAATGCTTCGCCACCAATTATTGTGTCTTTACCACCAAATATATCCATAAATACTTGGTCTTCAGACATAAATGCCTTAATTAAGTCATTGTAATATTTTTGTGTAGAAGTAAATTCTGCTCTTAACTTTTCATTTTCAGAAAACATATCACCAAAAAGTTGTTTTCCAATATTGGTTTGTGAAAATTCAATTATTTTTTGCTTTATACCATCTAGAAAATTTATAAAACCTATAAAGGTAGTTTTCATAAATTCAAGAATACTTACAGCCAAACTCTTGCCAAAGTTTTCAAATGTTTTATCACCACCTTTCATTTCAGAAAGTATAGTTTCAAGATTTGTTGCTACATCTTCTAAAACAGGAATAAATGCAGCACTTACATTTGCTGTAATTGCTTGTATTTGTTTTTTAAGAACATTTAAAGAATCAGCAAACATTTCAGCTTTAGCTATACTTTGCTTACTTATAATAATACCAAGATTTTCTGCTTGTTGCTCAAATGCTCTTAAGCCATCAGCACCCTCTTTTAAGGTTGATACTAAAGAGACACCCTCAGAATCAAAGAATTTAAAAGCTAATCTAACTCTTTCACCTGAATCTTTAGTGCTTTCTAAACCATCAGCAACATCAAATAAAATATCCCTGACATCTCTTAAGTTGCCATCATTATCTTTTAATTGTATGCCTAATTGTTCAAATGCTCTTTTAGATTCACCAGTACCTTTAGCAGCTTCAGCAGCTCTTCTTATAAATCTTTGCAGACCCATATCAAGAGCTTCTACTTTTACACCAGTTTGTTCAGCAGCAAACCTCATAGCTTGTAAGAACTCAACCTCAATACCTAGCTTGTTAGCTGTTTTACCAAGTTTGTCCATAAAGTCTACATTAACTTTAACTAATGCAGCTAAAGCAGTTGCAGCACCAGTGGCAGCCAAACCAACTTTAGCTACTCCTTTAGTTACACCACCAGCGACACTACCAACACCTTTAAGACCTTTAGTAACTTTATCAAAAGCTGCTTTAGTCTTATCTACTGCTGTTAATGTAAATTTTACTTTCTTATTTGCCATTGTTTCGTTTCTCTTCAGCTAACTCTAAGTAAGCTATCCATCCTTGATATTCTTGGACACTAATTTGCTGTATTTCTTGTAAGGTTTTACCCAGTTTTTCAGCTAATGCATATTGCACATATAAATTAGTATCCTTTATTAGTTTTTTTTCGTGTCCTCAATGGGTTCTTGACCCATAATTTGAGTTGCAACGCCAACTAATATCTCTCTATCAACATTGTTTAATAAAGCATTTTTATCTGCTAAATCAAAAAGTTTATCTCCATTTTCATCTAGTGCTTTGTAAATAAGAACATAAGCCATCATTGTTAGGTCATCCTCTTTACTCATTTTATAGAGCTTAGAAGTTTCAGCTAGCGTTAATGGCTTACTATATATTTTTAAGGCTTTATCATCTTCGCCCCATTCAGGCACTTCGATTACTTTTACATCTTGCTCTGCAAAATGCTTTTTTGCGTTATCTATTGCTGACATCTTCTTATACTGTTGTTGATGTTAAAGCACCATTGCCTTGCACTGAAATACTAGCTTCAACCAATCCATCAAATGATGCACTTCTTGAAACTCCAGTAACAATAGCTGAACCAGTGTAATAAGTATCACCTGCTGTATCTCCTTCAGGATATACATTAAGAGTTACTTCTGAACCAATGGTTAAAGCACCTTGACCACTAGAATCAGTCTCATCCCAAAATACATCTAAACTTCCTGAGAAAGAAGTCAATGATGGTTTATACGTTCTAGCAGCATCACCCATTGAAGTATCTTCTAAAGTATCAGCAGATTCTTCGATTGAGTAAGACCTTATTTCAGCTACAGCATTAGAACCAACTTTTACAGTTCCTTCACTTCCTTTATGTGTTGCCATTTTCTACCTCGTCTTTCGACTTTTTCTTAGAAGAAGGTTTAATTTTATCTTGCGAATGGACTGCTTCTTCTTTCCAGCCCTTTTTCTTCATTGACTCAACCTGAGTAGGATGAGCTATTACAGAACTTTTACCATTTGGACTAATTAATTTCATAATTGTCTCCTTATACTGCTACATCAGGATTAGTTTCCTGAACATAGTAATTTGTTAAAAAGGTTAAACTCACATATCCTAGTGGTTTCTCACCTTCACCATTAAACTCTATTTCAGTTGATTCTAAATAGCAATCTTTAGCTAATCCATCTAAAGTTCTATCTGCTGCTATTGCTTCTTCAACTTCTTTGCTTATTGTATCAATAGTATCATCAAAGTCACTAGTAGCTTTTGCATATCCTTCTACCACAACTGACAATTCTCTACTCATAACTCTATCAGTACCTATTACTATTGGCTCAGATGTTTCTGATTTAGTATAGATAACTAATGCTGGTACTGTTTCTAATGGATAAACCCTAGACTCATAGACTCTTGAACCAGTTGTAGTTAAACCAGTTAAGGTAGTACCAAACTTTTCTCTTATTTGTTGTCTAATGTGATTTGCCATTATATTTCCTCTAACATTAATGCACTAAAACCTGTTCTATCTGCTTGTATATTAACAACAGTATAATTTTGTGCTGCTTTGAGTATATTACCATTTGTATCTTTAATTGCAGATATATCTAATCTATTTCCAAATGCAATATTTGGAACATCTATAGTTCTGCAATAAGCTATTGGTTTTAATGCTTCTACACCAATGCCTTCCTCTTGTTCTACATATTCATTATTTAAGATTACATTAATTGTTGTAGAAGTACCTGAATTTGTATAAACAGCAGATACACCATGACCAAAATTTATATCTAAATATCCAGCCATATCTAATTCAGTTTCTAATCTAAATTGGGACATTATTGCTCCTCTAAAACCAATGAAACCAAACCTGTATTATCAGGTTCTACTGTTTTTACTAGGAATGTAGTTTCAGGTTTAAGAACACTACCTTTATCAGTTGTTATTGCATCAACAACTAATCTATCTTCTTGAGATATATAGGGTACATCAGATGATTTTATAATTGCTCTTGGTTGATAACCAGCAACAGGAACACTACCGCCTTCTATATTGAAATATTCTTGGTCAATAATGATGTTTACACTATAGGCATCTCCTGAATCAATATCA